GTGCTGGCTCGTCTCTCCCCGAGGTCACCGTGCCAGGGGGTAACGCCGGCCGGACCGGCTGGTATCTCCGGGCCCGGGCGCGCCTCCTAGCGTCGTCGCCGACTTGCGAGTGGTGCCGCGAACGTCCAGCAACAACCGCCGACCACGTACCGCCACTAGCGTCGGCTCCGAGCCCGGAACACTGGGACGGGAAACTCGTACCGGCGTGTAAGCGATGCAACTCGGCGAGAGGCGCGGCCATGACGAACGAACGCCGGCGGACCCGGCGCTCGAGGCTGTGGTAATGGACGCTACAAGTGAGGAGGTTACTTTCGTGAGACGTCACCTCGAGGCCGCCGAGGTCGTGCTGGCAGCGCAACCGACCGCCAACGCCTCCCACGCTGAGACGCTCCGCGGTCTCGCCAGGGCATGGGACCGGATCGAGACCACCGGCGAGGGAATCGGGAACGTCCCGGCCATCGCCGCCCAGATCCTTCGGACGCTCGAGGTACTGGCCGTACCGGACGCCGGCGACGTATTTGACGAGGTGCTCGATGCCATCCTCGACGCTGGTTAGTCCGCCGCCGAGATGGGGGACGCCCAGGTCGTCGAGGTCGACGTACGGGCCGCAGATGGCCCGGGTCGCCGACGCTCTCGGTTGGCCGCTGTTCGAGTGGCAACGCCTCGTCGCCGACGTCTCCCTCGAGCATGACGCCGGCCAGTACCAGTACCGAACCTGTGTTGCCTCCGTTGGTCGTCAGAACGGCAAGTCGACGCTCATGGCGGCTCGGATCTGTTTCGAGTTGCTGAGGCCCGGGCATCAGGTGGCGTTTACCGCCCAGGATCGAGGGATGGCCCGCCATATTTTCGAGTGGATCGTCGAGGCGGTTATGGCCTCGAGTCTCGGCCGCCGTGTCGCCGGCGTCGCAATGGCTAACGGACGCGAGGTGCTCACCATGACCAACGGGTCGACGCTGAAGATCATCACACCCTCGAGGAAGGGGGCCCGAGGGCTCACCCTCGACCTCGTCGTCATTGACGAGGCCGCGCAAATAAACATGGAGACCCTCGGTGCCGTCCAGCCGACACTCGCGACGAGGCCCAACGGGCAACTCTTTCTCGTATCGAACGCCGGCGACGCCGACTCTGTCCTCCTCCGCCACTACCGGGCGCTCGGCCACGAGGCCGGCGACTCGACCGACACGCGTCTCGCGTGGCTCGAGTGGGCCCCGACGGCTGACCGGTTCGATCCGGCCGACCCGGTCGTCTGGGCCCAGGCCATCCCGACGCTGGCCGAGGCCGGCGGAGTGACCCTCGCCGCCGTGGCCGAAGCGGCCGCGACTGTGGATTCGGATGTGTTCGCCCGGGAATGGCTGAACTCCTGGGTCGCCGCCGAGGCTACGTCGGTCATTACCGCCGCAGAGTGGGAAGCCCTCGAGCGGCCCGACATGGTCATCGGCCAAGGCGTCGTGCTCGGCCTCGACGTCGCCCCGGATCGTACGTCGGCGACCATCGGCGCGGCCGGCCGGTCTGGAGCCTGGACCCCGGTCGAGATCGTCGACGCACGACCGTACGTCGGCTGGGTACTCGACCGCCTCGTTGACCTCTGGGGCAAGTGGCGCGCTCCGGTAGTCATCGACGGCGGCTCCCCGGCCGGGTCCCTCATCATCGAACTCGAGCAGGCCGGCGTCGAGGTCATCGCCATCGGAGCACGCGACTATTCGAAAGCGTGCGGGTCGTTCTACGACGCGTGCGCGGATGGGCTCGTCACTCACCTCGGCGACCGGATGCTCGCCAACGCCGTCCGCGCGGCGACCCGGAGGAAACTCGGCGACTCGTGGGCATGGAACCGACGGAGCACCGTCGACATAACTCCGCTAGTCGCCGTCACCCTGGCCCGCTGGGGACTCATAGCAGGATCAACACCACGGCCGAAGCCGGCCATATTCTGACCCGGAGGTCACCATGCAAATTGTCGCGTCGATCATTCAAGCCCTCGGGCTCGCGTTCGCGTTCGTCTCCTTATGGATGCTTGGCGGAGTCTGGGTATTCGTGCTCGGCGGGAGCCTGTTCACGACCGCGGTCGGGTTCACCATCGAGAAGCAGCAGAGACAGAGGACGCGCTAGATGTTTCGGAGGTCGTAGCAGATGCTCTACCGGGCCCTCATGGGCCGCACGGAGTCGCGCTCGTCGACGTTCGTTCTCCCAGGCCGAGACCTATTCCCCCAGCCACTTTCCGGCCCGCTCACCGTCTCAGAAGCCACGAGTCTGTCCATTCCGGCCGCCTACCGCTGTGTCCAGATCATCGCCGACTCGGGCTCGTCGCTCGACCTCGACGCCTACCGGGCCGGCGACCGCCTGGAGCGTCGACCCCGGCTCCTCGAGCAACCCAACCCGGCCGAGACTCGTATCGAGACCGTCGGAGCGATGCTGACGTCGCTCCTTATCCACGGCAACGTGTTCGTGCACGTGACCTCGAGAGACGACCTCGGTTGGCCGACGTCGGTCGTCGTCCTCGCCCCGGACGCCGTCTCCGTCGACACTGTCGCCGGCCTCACCCGGTATCGGGTCGGCGGCCACGTGGTCGACGAGGGCGACATCGGGCACGTAAAGGGGCTCACCCTTCCCGGGCACGCCCTCGGCCTCGGCCCGCTCGGCCTCCAGAGGCGCACCCTCGGCCTCGCCATCGCCGGCGAGGAGTACGCCGGCGAGATGTACGTCTCCGGGGCCGTCCCCTCTGGTGTGCTCAGCGCCGAGCACGAGTTGACGTCGGAGGAGGCCGAGGACCTCAAACACCGGTTCGTCGCGGCGCATGGCGGCCGCAACCGTTCGCCGGCCGTGCTCTCCGGGGCCGTCACCTATCAGGCGCTCGGGTTCTCGTCGGCCGACCTCGAACTCGTCGCCTCGAGGTCGTTCTCCGCTCAACAGATTTGTACCGTGTTCGGAGTTCCCGGCTTCCTCGTCGGCGTCGAGACTGGCAGTTCGAAAACGTATTCGAGCGTTGCCCAGGACTCAGCACTTTTCCACCGGTACACGCTGAAGCCGTGGCTCGCCCGCCTCGAGGCCCTCTTTACCGCCATGCTTCCTCGAGGTCAGGAAGCCCGCTTCGACCTCGACGGGCTCCTCTCGGCGTCGACGGCCGAGCGGTACGCCGCCTGGGAGACCGGCATACGAGCCGGTTTCCTCACCGTCGACGAGGCGCGCCGGCGGGAAGGTCTCGAACAACTCGCCGAGGAGGTCGCCTTATGAGTATCGAGATTCGGACGCTCGAGGTCGACGGAATCGAGATGCGCGAGGACGACGACGGGCACCACCTCGTCGGGACCGTCGTTCCGTGGCACTCGACGTACGAGATGAGGCCCGGAGTGTTCGAGAGGTTCACTCGAGGAGCGTTCGACAAAACCCTCCTCGAGCGGGCCGACAAAATCCCACTCCTCGAGCAGCACGCTAGGGACCGGTTCCAAATAGGCCGCTCCGTGTCGTTCACCAAAACCCCCGACGGGCTCGTCGCCGATTTCCGGCTCGCCCGCACCGCTCGAGGCGAGGAGGCGCGGGCCCTGGCCGCCGACGGTCTCGTCACCGGCCTCTCCGTCGGGTTCCGGCCGATCCGAGACCGAGAGTCACGCCGCGACGCCGGCGGCCGTCTCGTCGAACGCCTCGAGGTCGCCCTCGACCATGTGGGCCTCGTCTCGTCGCCGGCATACGCCGACGCCGTCGTGACCTCCGTTCGAGCGTTCGACCCCGACGACCCGGACGTCGCCCCACGCCTCGCCCGGGCCCGGCACCTCCTCGACATCGGCTAGGACGGTGCATCGCTCGGAGCGATGCTTAGCAGCTGCTCGGAATCGCTCCGACAGATCCCTAGAACGACCCGGCCGCCTGGAGCCGGCTCTACTCTCGCAAGTGAGCGCCGCGGATCGCGCCGACCGACCGGTCACCCGATCTGCACCCTCGGACATTAGAACCGACCGAAGGGCACCCCGTGAAGTACCTCGACACCCTGACCGAGGAGCGCGAGACGATTACCGTCACCCAGCGCGGCCTCGTCGACACCGCCAGCGCCGAAGGGCGCGACCTGACCGAGGTCGAGGAGACCTCGTTCCACGAACTCACCGCCCGCGCCGCCGTCCTCGACGAGCGGATCTCCGCCATCCGCACCGCTCAGGTCGCGAACCTCGAGGCCGCCGCCGTGCGGGCCGAGATCGCCGCCACCGACGACGAGCCCACCGAGCGGGCCGTCGGCCGGGTCACCATCACCGACGAACCGGCCACCTACGACGAGCGCAGCGACCACGACTTCCTCGGCGACGTCATCGCCCACAAGGTGTGGAACTCGCCCGAGGCCGGCGAGCGCCTCGCCCGCCACCAGCGCGAGTACCGCCTCCAGAACCGGGCGACCGGTACGACCGACTGGTCGGCCCTCGTGATCCCCACCTACGCCATCGCGGACGCTCAGCCGTTCGCCAGGGCCGGCCGGCCGTTCCTCGACCTGGCGTGCGCCCAGCGCACCCTCGGGCCGACCGGCATGACCACCGAGATCAACCGCACGACGACCGGCGCGTCGGCCGCCGTCCAGGCCACCCAAAACTCGGCCACCTCGGAGACTGACCAGATCAACGCCACGATTAGCGTCCCCGTCGTCACGGTAGCCGGCCAGAATACGATCAGCCGTCAGGCCGTAGAGCGCGGCTCCGGGATTCGCGAGGACGTCATCAACGACCTCGTCTCGGCGCTCAACACGAGCCTCGACGCCCAGGCCATCTCCGGCACCGGCTCGAGCGGCCAAGCGAAGGGCATCTACACCGTCCTCGACGGCGGAGCCAACGAGATCACCTACACCGACGCCTCACCGACGGTCGCCGAGTTGTATCCGAAACTCGCCGACGCCATCCAGCGAGTCCAGACCGGCTCGTTCGGCCAACCGACACACTGGCTCATGCACCCCC